AAGACGACGGAATATCTTTCCGGGGAAGATATCCATGTTCTGTCCGGGAACGAGACTGGCCTCGTCTACGTCGAACACCAAGTTACCAGCTAGAGCGAGATTGTCGATTGCCATACGAACGTGTCCGTTCATCAACAACTGTGCATCCTCCATATTCTCCGCTACACCCACTCCCCAGATCTGGTAGGGATTGATTTCGTACGGGAATACCTGATACGGAATACGTGCAGGGGTGAATGGATTTAAGACACAGCGTAACACCATCGTGCCACATACCCAGATGTTCACCTGTATCTGGTCTAGTTCTCCTGTTTCTTTGGGGATGTCTAGGCCAGCTTCTCTAGCCATCTTGGCATCTAGGACGCCCCAATACTCTAGGACTTCGTAACGAGTGTCTCCTACGTATGGCTCTGTTTCTTCTTCTCGTATCGTGTCTTCGTAGTATTTATCTTCGTAGTTCGGGCCTTTAGCTAGGCACTCTTCTATCACATCCGCATAGAAGTAAGGCTGTGCTATCAGGCTACGAAGCTGTTGGCGGTTCATACGATGTCGTTGTATTACGTATTCACAGTCTTCTATGCTAGTAGCTGATGGATCGGGGTGAAAGTCCCAAGCGGATACGTATTCTATGCGCGGCACTACCCGCTCATACGGATTGTACATACGTCCTTCGGGACCACGCTCCCAACGATGCACACGCTTGTAGTGATTAAACGGTCCCTTTACTATACCTGTGCCCAACAGTGCCGACTCAAATATAGAACTTCGAAGAACATTCACTGCTCTGGTATCTAAGAGTTGATCGTGAACCAACTTCTCCATGTTCAAGGCTGCAGTTTGTGCAGGGCTTATCTGCGGTTCTCCCATTCTAGCTGGGCCTTCAGATAAGGGAGCATCACCATACTTACCAGCAACCCCTCCTAAAAAGTCCATAGATGGGGTGGCTTGAGTAGCACCGAAAGGTAACTCACGTCCATCCCCTTCAAAACCATACGGATCTTCTTGTGGCATGATTTGATCTAGAGGTGTAGTGAGATGAGCAAACTCTGCTATGCCCTCTGGTATGGGTGTAGGTTCGATAACCAGAGGAAACTTTTTGTTGGCAAACAAGATGTCTACGATTTGACCGTATGCAGCAAGAACCTTTGTCTTAGTAATTTTAATAAATACACGTGATCTCTCACTGTCACGGTATTGCGTGGTTGAGTCGTAAATACCACGAAAATTTTTGTACGCCTTTAGCCATCGTTGCTCGTATGAAAAGCGTCCGTTCTCCGCGTCGTCAAATCGTGCCTTGACGTACGCAGCTATCCCCGGCATCTGCTCTTCAGGCTCGACTAGGGGTACAGCAGTGTCGTCTGCAGGTTCCAAAAAGTTATCGGACATGATATTCCTTTATTAGCTGAAGTAGTTTCTGTCTTCAGCCATCGTATTAAATGAAGCTTCTACCGTAGGCTTGGTTTGCTTCTTTGGCATATCTTCGGTTAACACACCTGTTTGGGCACGAGTGTCGAACTCTAAACCTTCGCGGTAAAGCTTCGCAGCACCCTCATCAGTGTCAACATTAACTTTGTCGGCATTCATAATGTATGCCTCACCAAAGTTGTAGTTGCCAGTAGTTTGATTAGCCATTCTTTCCTCCTGTGGAGTGGTTGTTAGCGGACGATTCCGCCGTATAAAAATGATGGAACTTCAGATTCCTTCATCGTAGTTTCTTGTCCTCGCATTGCATTGGCACGAGCTTCGGGGACTGGTACAAATCCTTGTGCAGCCATCTGTGGTTTAGGCGCGACAGGATCAGGAATATTTACTTGTGTAGATTGTTGAGGGGGAGCAGTTCTAGGTACGTTTCTACCGCGAGAAGGCAGTCCTGCTCTGCTCTCTGCCATACTTTCTCCTATGGCTGATACCCCGGAAACCACATCGCTGGGAGCGACTTGTGCAAATTCACCAATACCAAAATCAATAGTTGCACCAGCAGTGCCTATAGGATCAGCTACGGCTTTAGGTACACCAAATACTTCTTGGAGTCCTGTAGATATACCTTGTCCAATCTCAGGTATCTGTGTCGCTGCGTATGCTGTTCCTACAAATGGAATTGCTTTTATTATAGGTTTAGGAGTATTTTTTGCCATATCAACAATCATGTCTAGGGCTTCTTGGCCTTTGCCCACTGCACTTTGACGCTTTGCCTCTATGTTTGCCTCAGATTGTGTTTGTGCTATCTGGGCTTCGCCTTCCGCAATAATGGCTGCATCAGCGATTTCTTTTGGCATACCTGCAGCACGTTCGGCAATAGCAGCCTGTTGACGCACTCCCATTTCAGCAGTGGTTGCTCCTGCTGTTGCCTTACGAGCCTCTAGTTCTGCAGATTGGGTTTCTAGATATTCTTCAGCAAGTTTGGCTCGTTGATCTTCGTCGAGTAAATCAGTTTCAAGTCCTACCTGTCCTCCCTTTGTAGTGGCAAATCCCGTTTTTGCAAAAGCTTCTGGATTTTGTAAAACAGCAGGAAGTTCTTCGTTAACAATAACGCCAGCATAGTTATTTGCAAGTTCATCGTTTGGCTTGTGGCCCATCAAGCCTTGAACAATGTCCCTGTTTACTTTCATGTCTTTTAACATGTAGTGAGGGACGATAGAACGAATTGCAGAAGGAGTCGTTACAGGCTTTTGATCAATACGAACAACTTTACCACCTTCTTCGACCTTTACATCGGCTACGGGAAGAACATCAGAAAACTTTTCAAGACGTGTGCCTACGTGATTGTTAAATGCTGCGTTGAACTTTTCCGCATCTACACCAAACAAAGAACGATCATTACCTGACAGGGGCACAGACTCATCATTCAATGCCTCTAGTAACAACTGCCCAACAGGAGAATCAGATTTAAATCTAAGTTCTGGCCTTCCCTTGTGATCTCTTCCTGTTGTTATCTTGCCCTTTACAGTAACAACATCTCCGCTAACTACAACGTCACTTGCTTTGAGATTCAAAAGTTGTTCTGGACGTTGAAATGTTGTTCTGTGGTATTCGATAATTCGTGCTGTTTTTTCATCGTAGTTTGCGCGAATCTCAGGTAAAGCTTCGTTGTAAATAGCATCTAGGTCTGCTTTAGGTAGCGTTCCCTGCATGGGACGTTCACCAGCTAGACCCGTGCGCTGTGTTCCCATAGGGTTACCAGTGCCAGCAAGTCGAGGATACATATCCTCTTCGTTGCCATCTATTACTTCAAAAAATCGTTCAATTCGTTTGCCTTTGAGGGCACCAAAAAACGTGTTTTCAAATGTTTGATAATTGTATGCACGGTTAGACATGTCAGGAGAACCATCACGCCTAAACAAAAACACAATTTCCGGTTGACGCATATCCTTGAGTGGAGTATCTACTCCCAAAGGAAAAGCGTCGGGTGCCTTTTTTTGTAATACGGAAAGGCTCTTTTTTAATTGGTCTATTCTTTTACGGGCAGGATATTCGCCCTTTTTATTTTTTACGTTGTAATCTTCTGGCAAAGGCACACGAGAATCTAACGTAAAGTCGATAGCCTCTCCTATAGTGAGGGTACCGTCTTTTGCTTTCGTTACGATTTCGCTAGATAGCTGTTGAAAAGTTTTCTTTGCCATTTAGTACCCAAATACTTCGTCTTGGACTTGATGAACTTGGTTCTTTATCGCACTTAGTTGTTTGTGCATCGATGCGTAGCCTGTCATGCGTGTCATCATTCCGTAGCGCAGGGCATCGTAGGCGTGGTCCTCTGCCTTTGTGTCTACATCTTCGCTGTTCGTCTTGGACAGAGGTATACCTGCAATTTGTTTGACGATGTTCTGACAGCTAGAGAAGAAGCGTAGGCGAGGTTCGTTTGTGTACGGATCGTTCGCTAGGCGTCGGTGCACTTCCATCTTACCCTGTATGCGGTTGCGGTCTGCTGGAGTCCAACGCACACCTGCTCTCATCATCACTTCTGCGATTGAAGGCCCAAAACCAGTCTTGTTCCAGCAAGACGAGTCAAGGACCGTGTAGTGTGGTAGAGGATCTAGTTGTTCGGCTTCTAGTATTCTAGCGGCTAACTCTTCCGCTGTCAAGTGTTTTTGGTATAACTCTCTGTAGATCCAGATGTTGTTGTCCCAATCGATGGCACCCCAGAGAACACAAGATGGTGCAGCGTATCCGTAGTCTGCCATACGTAGGCGGGGCCAGTTCGTTGGAAGCTCGAAAGGCTCTACGACGTGCTTCTCACGAGAGAACTCTGGGAAGGCTGCTCCCTCCGCTACATCCCAGTCACCCTCTAAGAGTCTCTTGCGTTCCACATCCGGTAGAGATCTGAGCATCGCTTCGTACTGACCGTCTGCCATGAGGTACGGATTGTCGGTCAGACGTGCGGGAACGAACTTGCGGTAGAAGAGGGGCTGTCCCGCTTTTTCGTGACCATCGGGCCACAAGAACTCTTTTTTTGTTTCCACATCGAAGGCAGGGAATGCCTTGTTAGGTTCG